GCGCGCTCGTCCTCGATGTCATCTGCCGCTACACGAACGTCGCGGCGAATCAGGTCGCCTTCACCATCGGCGACGATGCCTCGGCGGCGCGCTACATCGGCTCGATCTCGGCGACCGGCGTGAACCGTGCCACCGTCGGCATTCCGTACTCGCAGTCCATCGACCAGACGATCCGCCTCACCGTGACGAGCGTGACCTCGAGCACGGCGGGCGGCACGGTCAGCGTGACCGTGCTCTACCAGATGGACGAACTCGACGCCGGCAAGATCGCCAACATCTAACAAGAAAGGAGCATGACGGGCGGGGCCTAACGAGCCCCGCCCAGTCCCTCACGATGGGCATCACGCTCCAGTCGCTGAAGGCCATCGCGCCCTACATGCGTGGAGCGAAGGTGCTTTCGCTCGGCTACCCGGACCTCGTGATGGAGAAGCACCACGTCATAGAGATCCTGAACGTCGAGCCGACGAAATTCACGGCGCACGGCGCCTGGCACGGCCGCAAGCATCCGCTGCCGGAGACGCAGCACGTTTTCAGTCTTGTCGGCGCTACGCTTGATTGCGTCGACATCGTGGCATCCCGTGGCTGCGAGACCATTGTCGACCTCAACAACCCGACGGATCTGGGCGAGTATGACCTCGTTCTGGATTGCGGGACGACAGAGCACTGCTTCGACGTTGCCCAGGCGCTCGTGAATGCCGCGGAGGCCGTCAGGCGCGGCGGCGTGATATTCCACTGCTCGCCGATGAACTCCATGAATCACGGCTTCTGGAACATGAGCCCGACGCTCTATCACGATTTTTACACGCAGAACGGCTGGACCGTGGAACTCTGTGGCGCCATCGGCGAGCATCGTGTCGACCTGCCGGTGTTCAAGAGATTCCGCATCGAATCGGAATCCTACGTGCTCGCGCTCGCCACGCGACCTGCGGAGAAGCAGCGCATGCGCTACCCGATCCAGTCGAAATACCTGAAAAACCCGATGCTCGGAGCTGTCGCTTGAACCCATACGTCGAAGCCGTGAACAAACTGAACGCCGGCGACCACGATAGCGCCGAGAAGATGCTGCGCATCCTGCTGCGGCAGGACTTCGATAACCCGGTGCTTCTCTTCGCGCTCGGGTCGACCTATGTTGCCAAAAAGGAAACCGGACTTGCGTTCTCGCTTCTTCGGCGCGCGCTGGAGCGTCTGGACACGGCTGACGAGGCTTACCAGAAGCTCGGCGTATTTCAGCCCAACTCCTCGAAGGATGGCAAAAAGGCGTTCACGCGAATGCAGAAGGCGGAGTGCCTGAACTCGATCTCGCTTTGCTACCGCTATGAGGACAACCGCGAGGAGGCGATGCGCACCCTGCGGCATGCCCTCTCGCTATCGCCGGACCATGCCGACATCAACATCAACATGGGCTGCATGTACGTGAACGACGGGCGCCCGGAAGGCGGCATCCGCTGGCTGAAGAAGGCGCTGGAGATCGAGCCTGAAAGCTGCGATGCCCGCGGCAACCTCGCGCTGCTGCAGCTCGAGCTCGGCCAGTGGAAGGATGGCTTCGCCAACTATGACGAAGGCACGCGCCGCAAGGATGGCCTGTCGCGCTGCTACACGCACCCGGACGGCTCGACGATTCCGCTGTGGAAGGGCGAGGCCGGCAAAACCGTCGTCGTCTACGGCGAGCAGGGCATCGGCGACGAGATCATGTTCGCATCCTGCGTTCCAGACCTGCAGGCGATGTCCGAGAAAGTGGTGCTGGACTGTCACCCGAGGCTCGTGAACCTCTTTTCGCGCTCGTTCGGCGTGGAGTGCCACGGCACGCGCAAGAACGAGTGGATCGAATGGATGACCGGCGAGCATGCGTTCAACGCACGCTGCGCCATGGGAAGCCTGCCGCGTTACTTCAGGTCGAACGGGGAATTTCCGAAGAAGCCGTATCTGCGCACCGGCAAGAACGTCGACATAGAGATGACGCCTGGCTTCAGGATCGGCCTCGCCTGGCATGGCGGCTCGCAACAAACCCGCGCCAACGTGCGCTCCATCGAACTGTCAGCGTTGCTGCCTATCCTGCAGATGGACGCGACATTCGTTTCCCTGCAGTACGTCGACAGCGCCGCCGAGATTGCCTGGATGGAGCGCAAGCTCGGAAAACAGATTCGGCAGTTCCCGTTCGTGAGCGAGAAGCACTCGGACTATGATCTCACCGCGCAGGTCGTTAATTCTCTCGATCTCGTGATCTCCGTGAACACGTCGGTCGTGCATCTGTGCGGGGCGCTCGGAAAAGAATGCTGGACGTTGACCCCTGATCGGCCGGCATGGCGCTACGGGCTGACAGGAGAAGACATGCCCTGGTACGGCTCCGTGCGCCAGTTCCGGCAGGCTAAAGGAGAGCCCTGGGCGCAGGTCATCGCCCGCCTCCAGAACGCCCTTGAGCAGCGCATCGGCGAGAAGGCGCTGGCCGCATGACGATCGTCGTCAGCCCGGCTCTAGGCACGATCGGCACGAGCACCTACGGCACGCTACAGTCGCGCATTGCCGACGATCTCAACCGAGCCGATCTTACCTCGCAGATCCAGCAAAACATCAACCTCGCGATCAAGCACTATCGCACGGAGCGCTTCTGGTTCAACGAGACGAGCGCGACAGCGGCGGCCACCGTCGGCAGCGCGCAAGTCGCCGCGCCTCTCGACATCCTCATCATCGACCGGCTCTATATCCTTATCTCCGGCATAAACATCGAGCTTCTGCCGATGGATCTGGATGCAATTATCGAATTCAGGCCGATCACGAACGGTCGGCCGCGCTCCTTCTGCTATTACCGCAACCAGTTCGAACTCGACCGCAAGTGCGATCAAGCGTACACGCTCACGCTCTATTACGTGAAGGAGCTGACCGCGCTTTCGGCTTCAGGCGACGCGAACCTGTGGACGACCGACTGCGAGGATCTGATCGTGTTCCACGCCGAGAAGATGCTCTATGCGAACGTCATCAAGGACATGCAAAAAGCGCAGGCTGCCGCGGCGCTGGAAAAGGAAGCGCTCACGAGAATACGCTCGCTCGGCATCGCGAGAACGACCACCGGCCAAACGAAGGCGTACTACCTGTGATCGATACCCTCCAGAGGAAAGTCGTGCCGATGGGCGAGTGGACACCGGATCTCGCCGCGCTCGGCGCAACCGGCGGAACGCTTGCGCAGAACGTGATCCCCTGGACGCAGGGCTACAAGTCGTTTCGCTCCCTCGTCGTGCGCTCCAGCGCACTAACCGCGCGGTTCCAGGGCGGCACGTTCGGCCGAGACACTGGCGCCAACGTCTACAACTACGCCGGGGATGCGACGAAACTCTACCAGCAGGGACCGGGCAGCGTGAATTACACGGACTCCTCGCGCCTGGTCGGAGGCGCCTACGGGACGGTCACCGAGGATTGGTGGGAGTACGCGCAGTGGGGACAGACCATCATCGCGACCAATTACACGGACGTTCCGCAGGTCATCACCCTGGCCGGCGCGAATTTCGCGGCACTGGGCGGGACGCCGCCGCGCGCGCGGCATGTTGGCATCGTCAAAGATTTTGTCGTCTTTGGAAACGTCAACTACGGAGCTGGCCCTACGCCGAACCGCCTGTACTGGTCGGCAATCAACAATTCCGCCGATTACACGATCGCGGCGGCAACGCAGTGCGACATTCAGGATCTTCAGGGCGACGGCGGCGCGATCCAGAAGGTCATCGGTGGCGAGTACGGCCTTATTTTTCAGGAGCGCGCGATCTGGAGGATGACCTATGTCGGAAGCCCGGTCGTGTTCCAGTTCGATCTTGTCGAACGCAACCGCGGGGCGTTCGCGCCGCAGTCGGTGATCGGCTGGGGCAACGTCGTGTTCTTCCTCGCCAGCGACGGTTTTTATGCCTATCTGGGCGGCCTGACGGTGCCGATCGGAGCCGGTAAAGTCGACACGACATTTCTCTCCGACCTGCAGACCAGCTTCGCCTACCGGGTGAATGCGGCAATCGACCCTCTCAATAAGCTCGTGATGTGGGCATACCCAGGCGCCGGCAGCACGAATGGAACCTGCAACCGGATCATGATCTACAACTGGGCGGTGAAGCGCTGGTCGAGGATCGAGGGCTTGTCGCTGGATGCTCTCGTCAGGTTCGCGGCGACCGGCTACTCGCTAGAGGGCTTGGATGCGATCAGCGGTAGCATTGACGCGCTCTCGCCGTCGCTCGACTCGCCAGCCTGGGCCGGCGGCGTTCAACTCATGGCTGCATTCGATTCCAGCCACAAGTTGAACACGATCAGCGGGTCAGCAATGACGGCCATGGTCGATACCGGCGAGACGCAACTCAGTCCCGGCATGCGCTCGAGCGTCCTGTATTCCCGCCCGCTGGTGGACGGGACGGCCGCGAGCGTCACTCTCGGAAGCCGCAACCGGATCGCCGATACGATCAGCTACGGGTCTGCCGTGAACCAAGACGCCACTGGCGTCTGCGCGCACCGCTCCAATGCCCGCTATCACACGGCGAGGACTGTCACGGCGTCGGATTTCAATTTTATCCAGGGCGTCGAGTTGACCTACACGCAGGACGGGGAGCGCTGATGGGATCGCTTGCGACGGTCGGCGGCTACCCGGGCGTCGCTCCTTTCGACACCGATGAGGCGGCGCATCGACGCCAGCTTGCGCTCGTCGCGAATAATCTTCTTATCGGCAAGACGAATAACACCGGGACGCTGACACTCACCGCGAATGCCGCGACTACCACGCTCACGGACTCGCGCATCGGCGCGAACTCCGTGGTTCTGCTCATGCCAACGACGGCGAATGCAGCAGGCGCGCTCGCCACGACATATTTCACGGCGTTCGCGAAGGGAAGTTGCACGGTGAACCACGCGAATAACGCGCAAGTCGACAAGACGTTCCGCTATGCGGTGATCGGATGACGATATGGCTCTAGGCGATCTTTTCAGCGGCATCGGCGCCGGAATCGGAGGACTGCTCGGAGCTTCGGGTGGCGGATCGCGTCCGGCTGGCACAACCACGACCACGCAGGGAATTCCTGACTGGTTGATGCCTTACGTCACCGGGAACCTGCAGGGTGCGCAAGCGACGCGGGACCGGCTCACCGGAACGGACAACGGCCTCATGGGGCTGGCGGTCCCAGGCTATGCGGCGACACTGCGCGGGGACTACCTCGACCCGAACTCGAATCCATGGCTAAAATCCACGTTCAACACGGCCGCCGATCTGACTAACTCGCGCATCAATTCTATTTTCGAGGGCGCGAATCGCTACGGGAGCGGGCAGCAGGCCGGCGCGATCGGCACGGCGGATGCATCGCTCGCCAATCAGATATTCGGAGGGAATTACCAGCAGGAGCGCGCGCGCCAGGCTGCAGCGATCGGCGGCGTACCGCAGTTCAATACTGGAGCATCGACCGCCGCCTTCGCGCCCTACAGCGCCTTCAGCAGCCTCACGCCTGGACTCACGACGCAGACGAGTCCGTATTTCAGTAATCCGCTGGGTGGCGCCCTGAGCGGCGCACTCGCTGGCGGTGTGCTAGGCGGGGCGGCTGGGCTGCCCGGCGCATCAGATATTCTCGGCGGTGGATGTGGCGGCGGCGGCGGCGCCGCCGCTGGCGGCAGCAGCTTGGTCGACACCCTTTTGAGCTTGGGCGGGGAAGGCATCCCGTTCTTCCTCTAGTGGCCGGCATCCTAGACCTCGATCCGCAGACGCAGGGCCTGCTCGCGGCGGCATTCGCCGGGCTGCAGGCTTCAGGCCCATCGCGCATGCCGACGTCGTTCGGGCAAGTGGTGGGGCAGGCTGGCACGGCTGGCCTGCAAGCGACGGATCAGGCGGCCCAGCTTCAGGCACGTCTGCGATTGCAGAAACTGCAGGCCGATCAGTTACAGCAGCAGCTCGACATGCAGAAGGACGTTCTGTCGATCAGCGGCGGCGATGCCTCGAAGTTGATGACCGACCCCGACACGATGGAGAGGATCGGCATCCTCGGGGCGCTCCGCGGGCATGCCGGATACGCTGGGCTGATCGGACAGGCCGAAAAGATACGCGCCCGCAAGGTCGCCGAGTCGGAACTGGGGACGATGAGATCTAGAGGAGCGATCGAACCAGATCAGCAAGAAGTGCAGCAGGCGGCCGACCAAGGAACACCGGCGCCGTCCGCCGCACCGCAGGGCGGGGCGTTTAGCGCATTGTTCAGTTCGCCTTATGTCGGGGAACAGGCAAAGGCTCTCCAGGCGCAGCTCAATGCCTCCCCCGCCCTGGCGGCAGATCCAGAGGCGTGGCGCAGGCACTATGACAGGCTGCAGGCCGCACACTTGGCCGGGCTGGCCCAGGAAAGGTCGCTTCAAGACCGACAGGCGGGGCGCGAGGAGAGTCTCGCGTTGCGTAGGGAGATTCCAGAAATCGTCGCTGGCGCACGCAACCCGCAGATCATCCAGTCGGATCAGGGCATTTTCACCTTGCATAACGGCCAACTACAGCCGGTGCTCGGGCCGAGTGGCGGAATCCTGCGTCCGACGGCGACAGCGCGCATCGACATGTCGACCGCAAACCAGCTCCAGCGCCAGTTCAACGCCGCGACCCGTCCGGCGATCGATGCGCTCGGATCGACGGCGGTATATCGCAACGCGCGGGAATCCGGCGACACGGCGCAGGCCGCGACGATCGCCGCAGAGGCGTTGCGCCGTTCGGCTCGAGGGGGCAATCAACGCTTCTCCGCTGACGTGGGCAGGCTCCTCGGAAGCGGCTACGGCAGTGGCAGCATCGCCGATCGTCTGGAGAACTTCATCTCCAACGAACTCAAGGGCGCGCCGAGTAACGAAACCCTGAGGAAGCTCGATAACCTGATCGGCGCCACCGAGCAGGCGAATCTCGAGCAGATCGCCCGCTGGAACAGGCACTACTCCGGGCAGGCCAAGGCGCACGGCATTCCGGTGCAGAACGTGATCGGAGCGCCCACCGTGGAGGGCAACACCGTCGTTTTCCCTGAAGGCGACATGGTGCGCTTTAAGACGACGGCCGAGGCGCAGGCCAAAGCCCAGCAGTGGCAGGACGCGCATTGAGCGCCGACAAGCCATGGCTGGACGGCGGCGAGATCGTATCGAGTGGCACCGAGTCCGATACGCGCTCAATGCTCGAAAAATCGCCAACCCTGAAGCGCAAGGCGGAAGCAGCGCAGTCGACGGTCGATTACCTTGCGAACGAGTCGAAGCTGGTCCCTGCCGGGATTCTCGGCTCGCCAGTCGAAACGGTGGCGAACATCCTCAAGCTCGGACAAGCTGGCGCCGGGTCGGCATATATCGCAGCGACGGGAAGGCCACCGCCGAGTGCCTTGGGCACCGATTGGCAGGCCCGCGGCGGCATCATGGATGTCGCCAACATGCTCGGATATAAGCCCATGGAGGCTCCTGGTTCTGGAAGCGAGCTCGCCGGTGACGTGATGAAGGGCGCAGGATACGGTGGCGCCTTCGGCGGTCCCATCGGTGCAATCGCCGGCGGTATCTCTGGCGCTGGGCAGGACATTGCGCGTCACCTATACCCGGATAATCCGGCCGCCGAGGTTACTGGTGGCATGGTGCCGGGGCTTGCCGTGCCGGCGTTTGCTGCGGCTAGGGTGAATCTCGCGAAGAACTTGCTGAACAAGGAAGGCCAGCAGGCATTCATCGAACGAAACCTCCCAGCAGTGCAGGAAGCAGTGAAGGGCAAACTCGTGCGCGACATGGCGGCGGAACTCTCTCGCGAGCCACTCGCGGCACAGAACATCCAGCAGGCCGAAAAGCTGATCGCAACGCTTCCTGGCGTGAAGATGGACATCGGCCAGGAGTCGCAGAGCGGCGCCACGGTGCAACGCGCGAAGGCTGCATTCCGCTATTCTCCTGCGGCCGTGGTGGAGAAGCAGGCCATCGACGAAGCGAACCGCGCTGCGTTGGCCGCGGCGCTTCCCAAAGGCGAAGGTCCGACGGTTCCATTCGAGCGGCTGCTTTCAAACCAGCAGAAATTCATCGCTAACGCCCAGCAAGGCATCGAAGCGGCGAGCACCGAAGCCGAGCGCATCGGCGCCGTCGGCCGCATGACGCCGGACAAGCTGATGGAAGCCGGACAGGCGCTGAAAGCGACACGCGCTGCCGAAAAGGCGAAGGCCGATGTCGAAGTCGCCAAGCGAAGCACAGCTGTCGATCAGGCCGCGGCTGGCACGCAGTTTCCGATGGGCGGCATCGTCTCGGAAGCCGAGCGCATCCTCGGAGCTCCGATTCTCCAATTCGACGCCACGAACGCGCCGCGCGTCGTCTGGACGATCAAGAGCATCCTCGCCAAACAGGAGCCTGGAGCCGCGCCGGCAGTGGGCATTCAGGATCTTCGGGCAATGCGCGAAGCCGTGAATCAGGATATCGGCGACGTGGCGAACTCGACCGCTGGTGTCGACCGGCGCCAGTTCCGGGCGCTCACGCAGATCAAGCAGTCGATCGATGGAGCCGTGGAGCAATCCGGCAATCCAGCAGCGGCCCAAGCCTACCGCGACTTCAACAAGTATTACGCGACGGAGTACGCGCCGCGCTTCCTGCGGGGCGAGAACATCAAGCAGACGCTCAAGACTCCGCTCGGCGTCGAGGCCGTCCCTGACGAGAACGTGATCGGCAGCTATCTCAAGCCGGGCGCGGCAGCGCCGATGCGCAGATTCGTTTCCTTGTACGGCGACTCGCCATCATCGATGAAGCTGATGGAGGACTCGATCTACGACCGCTACGCGAGAGATGTGGTCAAGGACGGCGTGATCGATCCAAAGGCGCACGCGAAGTTCATGTTCAATTACGGCGCGCAACTCAAGCAGATGGGAGAGCAGGGCGCTGCAATCCAAAGGACGCTTGCCGATAAAGCCACTGCCACGAAGGCCGTCCTCGAGCACCGGGCTTCGCTCACCGAAAGCCTGGACAAGCTGAATAACGACGCCTTCATCAATTCTCTGCAGGATAAGTATGGCGCGCGGCCAGTCGATAACGTCATGCGTGATGCGACGCGCGATCCTCGGATCATGGCGAACCTGTCCTCCAGGATGAGTCCGAAGGAAGCGCAGGGCATGGTCAATTGGTTTGCCGACGACATCGGCAGCACGATCTCGAATGCGCCTTACGGCAAGATGGGCGAGGCCGTCGGCGCGAAGCTCGCGGACAAGAATTACGCTGGCGGCTACCGGATGGCCCTTGAGAAAGCCTACGGCAAGCAGGTCGCCGACGAGCACATCAAGCGGCTCGACGCTATCCAGAAAACGGCCTCGAGACTAGATGCCACGGAGCTCGACCCGTTTATCGGCCTGAAGGGAGAGGCGACCACTGCGAACCCAGACGCGCTGTCGAAGGTCGCTGGCTTCACCGCCAGAACGGCTTTCAACATGGTGCGCGCCGTTGTCACCGGCCGCACGAGCCCGGAGGACGTGGCATTCACACTGGGTTCGCAGTTCGCCAGCCACAAGTTGCAGGGCATGTCCAACGAGATTACGCGAAAGCTGCTGACGGATCCTGAGATGTCGAAACTCGTCCTCGAGGCGATGCGCAATCCGCCGAAGTCGGCGAACTATGGAAGCGCAGCAATGGCGATTGCAGGCAAGATCCCATCGGCGGTCGGATTTTGGCTCGGGGCCGATCAGTACCCAGCACTCGCTGCCAAGGCCGCTCCGGCGCTCGTCGCTCCACTTCTCAAAAAAGCCGCAGAACAAGGACAACAGCCATGAGCATCGACCAGTGGAGCAGCGTTGCGGCCAACAATGCCAGCGGCGTGACCGGGGTAAATTGGGCAGAAGGCCAGGCGCCCAGTTCCGTGAACGACTCGGCCCGGCAGATGATGGCCGATGTCGCCGCGTGGTACGCCGCCGCCGACCCCGCCGGGCGCATCGAACAATACGGCGGCACTTCGGCGCCCTCCGGCTGGCTGCAGTGCGACGGGACAGCTTACTCGCGGACCACTTACGCGAGGCTTTTCGCGGCAATCGCGACGACGTGGGGCGCTGGGGATGGCTCGAGCACGTTCAACGTGCCTGACTACCGCAGGCGTGTTCCTGTCGGTTCAGGTGGCTCTGGCACAGCCACGCTAGCAAATACGGTAGGAAGCACGGGCGGCGAGGAAACGCACACGCTGACCCAAGCGGAGCTGCCGGCGAGCACGGCTACCGTTCCGATGAACACACTGAATCTCGGCACTGGTGGCGGCAGCGGAGTGAACTTCAAGGTGGCTGGCGCCGGCGACGTAACTGGGCCGCTGGGTAGCGGGACGCCATTCAACCAGATGCAACCATCCGCCGTCTGCATGTACATCATCAGGTATTAGCCGATGGAAAAATATCAGGACGTAGTTCTTTCGACGAGTGGCGATGTTGTGGGATCGGCGAGCGTTCAGGTGCTCACCTATCCTGGCGGCGTCGCGGCGACGATTTACTCCGATAACGGCATCACGCAGGCGACTAATCCGCTGACGACGGATGCGAACGGCCGCTTCTCCTTCTATGCGGCGGACGGGCATTACTCACTGAGCATCACGAAGGCCGGCCTCGCGACCGTCTCAATCACGGACATTCTGCTGGTAGAGCTGCCAAGCATCACCGCGAAGGGCGATCTGATGGCCGGTAGCGGTGCCGCAGCGCTCGCCCGCCTCGCGGTCGGGACGGACGGGCAACGCCTTGTAGCGGATTCCACCCAAGCAACGGGATTGAAGTACGTCTCTGACACCACTGATTACGCCGTAACGACGAAGGGCGATCTCCTTGTCGGGACAGCGAATCAGACAGTTGCCCGCAAAGGTGTAGGCGCGGGCGGCACTGTGCCGATGGCGCGGGCTGCGGACACTACCGGCCTTGCCTATGTCGCCGCGCTGAATAAAGCGATCTACGGCTTCACCTATGCCAATAACGGCACCGACAGCATCGACATCGCTGCCGGTGGCGCGATGGATTCGACCGGCGCCTACTGGATTACTGGCTCCTCTCTCACCAAGTCGATTACTACAACTTGGGTCGTCGGCAATGCCCAAGGCATGCTCGACACGGGCTCTGTGGGCAACAGCGATTACTACCTGTGGGCCATCGCGCGTTCGGATACCGGAGTGGTCGACTACCTGGCCTCCCTCTCGTCAACGGCCCCGACGATGCCGACGAACTATGACTTTAAGAGGCTGATCGGCTGGTTCAAGCGCGTCGGCGGTAACAACGTGGCGTTTCACACCTATGAGACGGAAGGCGGCGGCCTCGAGATGAATTGGGACTCGCCGACGCTCGACGTGAATCTGTCCGCCACGCTTACCACATCGCGCAGGACGGATGCCGTCAAGGTGCCGCTTAACTTCTCCGTTCTGGCGAACTTGAACATCGAGCTCTATGACGCTGCGGCAGCGTTCCAAGCGTGGGTCTATTGCCCGGATCAGACGGACGTTGCACCTAGCAACTCCGTGGCGCCGCTTGCTAACGCATCGGCAGCCACCGCTGGGACGGCGCGTAACCTTTACACGCTCTGGGTGCGCACGAGCGCCACCGGCACGATCGCAGCCCGCGCTGATCTCGCGACCGTCGACCTCTACGCGGTCGCGACGGTGGGCTTCCGCTGGGCGAGGCGCAACTGATGACGACTTGGGCTGAAAACGCGCCAGTTGCCGGCCTAATCGGCTACGTGCAGGCAGGCTACGTGCAGGCAGGCTACGTGGGCCTGGACTGGGGACTCGCCTCCGCAGGCAGCGCAACGTGGAGCGAGACGAGCAAAGCCACTAAGACCTGGACACCGGCATGACGATCACCTACCGCGACCAGCTCACGCGCGACCTGACGCCGGCCGAAGTCGACGCGAATTTCAGGCATGTGCTCCAGAGCCAGAACATAACCTTCGTCCCCTCCGGTACTGGTGCCGTTGCGACAGATCTCCAGACGAAGAACCGGCAGCAAAAGAGCGTATTCGACTACATGACGGCGGCGCAGATCGCAGATGTGCTCGCCA